TCCTAATGCAAATGATTCGATGTTAGAACCATAACCATCATCACAATATAGACGAGTTAGTTCTAAAATGTTATCTTTGGTTAATCCTTCACAAATTGATGTTGATGCTTTTGCTCCCACTGGGAATCCATAAATTACACAACCTATTAATCTATCTCCATCAAATGTATTAGCATCATCGGATTTGTAATAAATTCCTAATGCGTATCTACAAGCTGTCCAAGCGTGCGTATAGTGTTTCTTTACAATAATATCTTTTGCTATGTTTTTAGCTATTGGGTGAACATACACCTTACTAACATCACAATAATCTTTTCCTTCTACTTTCATATTTTACCAGAAGCCATCTTCTTCTTTATTGTCATTTTTTTTTTAGCTACCGGCTTTTTCTTTTTCTTCCGTTTAGCATCCAACTTAGCGAACGCATCATGTAACTCACCTAATTTACCTTCTGCTTTTGGTTTTTTTGGTGATTTGTTTTCTTTAAGATATTCAGCTGTCCATTTGATTTCAACCGATACAGGTCCATTTTGGAATTTGTTGGTATCATACTTCCAAACCATTGTACAATCCTCATCTTTATAAACTCTTTCAAATTGTGTTGCGTTTGGTACTTCTATTAGTTTTTTAGCCATAGTACAAAGTTACAAAATTAATTTGATATTTCCAAATTTACAGGTTCCATTTTATGAACCTCATCAATGATATCTAACTCTACTTTTGGGTATGGGAATACCTCATGTTTAAGTGAGTTTATAAATGCTTTCTTTTCTTTCTTATCTTTGGTTAGAATATACACATATCTATGCTTGCGAGGTTCTCTCTTAATCCAAAATGGAGATGTTACCATTGTCTGAATTATCTTAGGGTCATTTGTTCCGTATTTTACATAAGATGTTCTACTATGATGCCACTCATCATCTTCGTTCCATTTGAAACTCCAACTGTCACTCCATCTGATTTTGTTACCCTGATAAATCCAATTGGTAGCTTGATATACTGTTCCTAAATGTCCAGCATTTGGGTCTGAATATGATATTAGTGCTTTGATTCTAGGTACATTCTTTCGTAACCATTCAAACGATTGTCCAACAAACCAACTCTCAATGTTAGAACCATATCCATCAAATACAAATAATCGGGTCAATTCTAACACACCATCTCTTGGGAGTAACTCCGATATCGATGCTCCCGCGTTTCTACCAACCGGGTCACCATAACATGCAACTCCAACTAATTGTTCGTTTACACCACTAAAGAAATTATGTTCATCTTCGGATATGTAAAACAAACCAATAGCATAGGATACCTTCGTCCATATCCCACTATAATGGTTATTTACAATGATATCCTTTGCTATGTTTTTGTTTATCTCTCTAATTGAAAATTTAGAGATATCGCAATATTGTTTACCTTCTATTTTCATAAACTACCAGACCAAAATTCGTTTAGATGAGTCCAAGTTTTACGTTGGATAATTTTTAACACATTTGATGGTGATACCTTATTGTTTCGGGCAATCACTTTAATATTCCTATGACCCATTTGCCATAGTCTTCTAATTTGTAACACCTGCTCATCCGTAAGTTTGGCAGATGGGTGCGTTTGACCCCTTAATATTCCCATGTAACAAATATAACACTTTTATTTGGATTTTCCTAATTTTTTATCCTAAATTTTCATTTATGGCAGTTTCATATACCATTTTAGATTGAGCTCCCACAATTCTTTTTACTTCCTTACCATCTTTAACTAATAATACAGTTGGTACTGAACGGATTCCAAATTGAGATGCAACATCTGAACTATCATCAATATCGTATTCGTTGAAGGATACTCCACTAAATGAATTTTTTACCTCATTAAATGTTGGTGCCAATGTTTTGCATGGGCCGCACCAACTTGCCGAAAATTTCTTAACTTCTAACATATTTTTATTTGTTTATTTGTTTATCCCTCACAACTTACACAGTCCGGGTCAGTTGCTCTTGCTGCAATATCACCTCTTAATACTGATTCGGTTCTCATATAATATAGGGTTTTTACTCCCTGCTTCCAAGCTTCCATAGTTACTTGATTAATCCATTTCGGGTCAGCGATTGATGGAAATGCTAAGTTTAGAGATACCGCCTGGTCAATGTATTGTTGTCTTATACCTGCCTGCTTTACCAAATCTAATTGGTTAATCTCTTTGAATGTACGGAATACATCCTTAACTGAATTACATTTATTCTGATGCTCTTCCGTAGTCACTTCGTTACATTGTACTAACTTACTATCCAAGAAACACCACTCATCTAAAAATGCTAAATCTTGCACCGAACCACCATCTTCTAATATTCTATCCCAAGTTTCTTTTGTATTTTTTCCAATCTTTTTCAAAACTCTTTCCAATTCAGGATTCTTACGGATAAACGTACCTTTAGAAGTTTGCTCCGTAAATACGTTAGCTGCCCAAGGTTCAATACCACTACTCACGTTACCACTCAATTTAGAGTTTGATACCGTTGGTGCTACTGCTCTTAGGTGAGTATTTCTGAAACCTGTATCTCTACACCATAGGGGTTCTCCCAATTCAGCTGCCATATCTCTACTTGCTCTTTCCGATTCAATCTTAATTTGAGAGAATATTTTACGAGTTTCAAATTGTGCCTGCAATCCTTCAAATGGAACACCTTTTTGTTGTAGGTATGTATGCCATCCTAAAACTCCCAATCCCAATGCTCTTCCTTTTGCCGCTGAACGAACTGAATTCTCAAATCCAACCAATCCCTTAGCTCTTTGAATAAACTCCTCTAAAACACCATCTAAAAACATCGTAGACGTGTACACTAAATCAGTATCTTTCCACTCATCGTATTTGGCTAAGTTTAGTGATGAAAGGCAACATACAAATGAGTGAGATTCATCAGTATGTAGAACAATCTCCGAACAAATGTTAGTCATAAACACTTTTAATCCGTTCTTCTTATATGCTTCTGGATTTTGTTTGTTCACATTACCTTTAAACATAATATAAGGTTCTCCAGTTGCTTTTCTCTTTTGTAATAGTTTACCCCACTTTCTTCTTGCTTCGGATTCCCCCTCCTGCAACTTTCTCATAAACTTATCACCCACTACCGCACATTGGTGCATATTAAGTGATTGGCGGTTTACATCACCCTTTGGTTCTCTAATCTCCAACCAATCTTCAAAATCTTTGTGTTCAATGTTCATATTCACCGAAGCGGCTCCTCTACGAACTGAACCCTGATTTGTTGCTAATATAGTTGAATCGTAAATCTTACAAAATGGAACTACACCATCGGATGTTCCATTACCAGTAATCTTTGCACCTGCTGGTCTGATTTGATTAATACCAATACCTACACCACCACCATGCTTTGCCAATAACATCAACTCCAAATTCTTATATCCAATCTCATAGATACTATCACCAACATCGATTCCAAAACAAGAGATTGGTAATCCTCTATCAGTACCTGTATTTGATAATACCGGTGTTGCTAAACATAACCATCCTTTCCAAATGTAATCAAAGAACTTTGTAGCAAGTTGTGGTTTACCCAATCTTCTAGCTACTGCCGTTGCAACTCTCCAATAGGCATCTTTTGGTTTTTCACCATCTAATAGATAACCTTTTGAGATTGTTTTAACGTATATTTCCGTATTTCCCCACGATGGGTAATCAACATCGATTTCCCAACCGAATTCTTCTCCGTAATGCTTCATAAAATTTTAATTAAAATATATCAGACCAATCTTCACCTTCGTTTGCTTTACTGTAATCAGTAGGTCTCATTGCAAAGAAGTCGGTATGGGTTACTCCACCAGTTAAGTGATAGAACCAATCTAATTGAGATGCTGATTCTTCGTTGTATTCAAAGTAATCATCACCACCGGGTATTGGGTTATATCCCAACTCTCCTAATTTCTCATTAACTCTTTTTGTAATAAATTCTTTTAGGTCATCCGCTTTTAGATTTTCTAAATCACCTTTTTCAAATATTCTATCAATGAATTTGTGCTCCAAATCTCTAATGATTAATGCTGCTTCATATATAGATGATTTTGCTTCTTCTAACAATTCAGGAAACTCATCACACATATGTCTGAATAATTGACAACCCATCTTTGAATGTAGGGATTCATCTCTAACACTCCACTTCATTTGTTGTCCAATTCCTTTTAATAGGTTTCTCATTTGGAATGAATATAGAACTGCAAATGATGAGTATAGTGCTACACCTTCAGCAAATGCCGAAAAAATAGCAAGTGAACGAGCAACCTCAACTCTAGCTTTGTGATTTGTTTGTAAATCAGTAGGAGTCCAATCTGCGGTTGTATTTGTTAATAATTCAAATCTCTCCTTCATAACATCATCGTGCATAAAACCTGCAAAATCATCCAATCCTAAAGTTTCATTCAAATACGAATATGCAACCGAATGTATTGTTTCTTGCGAACCAAACGCCATTGCCATTTGTTTAATTTCGTGTTTTGGAAACCATTTAGTTACCATCCCCGTCCAATAATCGGAAACCGCACATTCAGTTTGGGCAAAACCCAATAGAATATTTCCTACTAAATGTTTTTCTTCTTTTGTTAAATTTTCATTCCAGTCTTTAACATCTCCTTGCATTGGGATTTCGGTATGTAACCAAAATGCCTGCATTTGCTTCAACCACCCTTCGGTGTAATAGTCTGGATATTCAAATGGTTTGTACGCTATTCTTTCTGTAAATAAATTGCTCATATGTAATTATCTTTTTGTATGCTTTAGGTTTTAATAAATACAACCAATCTTAACTTCTCATACAAAAAATTGCATGTTTTTTTAACTTTTTATTTTTATATTTTTATATATCTTATCCTAGTCCAGATACCGGCTTTACTGCCCCACCCAACGGCATAGTATCCATATATTTTTTGTGTAATAATTGCCTTTCTTCTTCAGCTCCACTATTACTTTCTTTCCGTGCTAATATCCCATCTGCTGAATTTGCATCAAATACTTCAATTATTCCTTTATTAGTATCCATTTTAGTTGGGAATGTGATACCATCCATACCAAAACGATTTTTCATAACGTGAACCCTAGCAGTATTGTTTAGTTTATCCTTTGATTTTCTACTAACACTCATAATAAAATCTGCATTCATTACTTTAGCGTATGAATCTGCAATCTTATCAGCTTCAATAACCTCTGAATCTATACCACTTCTATTTGTTTGTGATGCTGTCCAAATTGGAATACCTAACTCACCACCCATTCCTCTCAATTCAATATACACACCACCTTGCTCCCCATATGTACTATCATTCTTATTTGAGTGTGATAGTAGTAAATCGGCATAATCTACAATGATTAAATCGGGTTTATTACCAGCTGCTGTCATCTTTTCAATGTGAGCTTCAATCTTTTTGGATGATACACCCTTTGGTGGGAAATACTTAATCAATAACTTACCTGCTAATGATTTTATTTTTCTATGTACTAAATCTCTATTATCAACCAAATCCGCAGATGGGATACTAGTAAAGATTGTATCGTATCTCTCACCTACATAGTTTTCGGATAGTTCCAATGAGTAGTGAACAACACTCTTACCTGCTTTAACTGCAGCCGCTCCGATTGCTGCAAGAACCCAAGTCTTACCAACCCCAGAAGGTGCCACTACAACCCCTAACTCACCCGGTCCTAAACCTCCGTTCATTAATTCGGTAATAACCTCCCACGGAGTAGCAATGGTATCTCTTTTCTCATCCTCAATACGAGCTATGTAATCCAATAGATAATCATGTCCCAAATCGGTTTCAATACCAACTTTCATTGCCTTATCTACTAAATCCTTAATCCTATCGTAATTACCCGCTTTGAGTAAATCTACCGATTGTATAATTACCTCTTTTAGATTCTGATTGATACAAAATGATGAGAACTCCTTCTTTACATAATCCGTATCATCTTGTCCAACTTGGGTATAAACTACTTTAAGTTGCTCGATTATGGTTTTTTGTAAAGATGGATTATCTACTTTGGATATTTCTGATTTGAATACATCCAATGTAGGTTCTTTCTTAAACTCATCAAAATAATCTTTAATTGTTTCAACTATCCATTTATTAGCTTCCGATTCAAAAAACTTCTTATGTATAATATCACTTAACGAATCCAAAAGTTTAGCATCCGTCAATAATACAGATATTACTTTTGATTGAAACGATTGACCGTATTTAGATAATGTATCTAATGCTTCTGCCATTTATTTTTATTTAACTATAATGTTTGAAAATGTTGATTTTAACCAATCGTTAATATCACTCCAATTTTGTAGGATTTTGTATTTAGCGCCTACCTTAAAGAACTCCATCTTTTCAAACTTCTTATTTGGTTCTCTAAACCTATCTAAAATTTTCATCTTTTCGTTAGTGGAAATTATAGGTTCGGCTAATTGCATTAATTGTTGATTTCTTAAAATAACATCTTTATTAGCTACAATATCAGAATATAATTTAGATTCTTTGATTTTAGTTTCCGCAATATCAAAAAACTCATCAAATTCTATCTTTCTATCTTCACTTAACTCTGGGAATCTTTTTAGTACTGTCTTTAATCCACACCCCTTTACACCCGGAATATTATCCGAATTATCCCCATCCAACGTTCTGAATAGAAGTAGATTTTGTGGATATAAGCCATACTCTTCAAATACCGCTTTCCTATCATATTTTTTCTTTTTAGTTGGAGAATAGATTGTGACCTTATCATTTACCAATTGTAGGAAATCCTTATCAGTAGATACGATTACACACTCTTCATCCTCACCCAATAGTTGTGTAGTGATGTGTCCGATAACATCATCTGCTTCGATACCATCATACACCATTGTTGTAACAGGCAAACTATCTAATATATCCACTAACCAAACGAATTGGCGTTTCATAGATACCTGCTCATCTTCTTGGGTCATCATTTCGGGGTATTGTCTATTAACTCTGAAACGATTCTTACCTCTTTCAGATTTATACCCCTCATAAATCTTTTTTCTACCATTAGAACCACCCTTACCATCAAAAGTAAGGATAACTCTTGTAGGGTTAAATTGGCGAATGCCAAACCCTATTGATTTCAATGAACCAATAACTCCACCCGTATGGTCACCATCCTCATTCATTGTAGGATTGGTTGTCCAACTACGGATGAAGGTATTTAGTCCATCAATGATAAGAACTCTACTATTTCTCACTCTTTGAGAGTTTGAGTCGTGTTCCGTTTCTACTTCATTGAGTAATTTTTTGTAAAGTTCTTTCATTTTGTTTGTAACATATTAGTTAATTAATCTCCAATAACTTCCGAATCTACAAATAGTTCATCTGAATCGATTGTACTACCCTTTTTGTATTGTAAGATGGTTGCCTCACAAATACGTTTGTAGATTTGGTCTTTAACTGATTGATTAGTTTCCAATAATTCAGGAAAATCCTTTGATTGGAACTTAATTTCCTCACCGGTATCAGTGTCCACATAAGTGTACCAAGCACCAGATTGTTTAAGTAAGCTATTGTCTTTCATACTACCCAACCAAGCTCCGTAGTTATCAATACCTCTATCAAAGAAGATATCAAAATCCGCCGTTCGTAATGGTGGGCCCATACGATTCTTTACAACCTGACAACGAACTTTAATTCCCACAATTTGGTCATTTCCATTCTTGTCTTTTGCTTTAATTGTACCCATACCCTTCAATCGTAAACGAACCGAAGCATGAAAAGCGATTGCTTTACCACCAGAAGTTGTCCACGGGTCAGAGAATGGCATAGCGTTCATCTTCTGTCTTAATTGATTTGTGAAAACCAAAGTGATTTTCTGTCTACCAATTAAGTTAGTGATTTTACGCATTGCTTTTGAGATAATGATTGCCTTATCGGTAGCGTATCCGTCTTTATCGTAATCAGCATCCATCTCCTTTTTAGTTGATGCTGCTGCTACTGAATCCACTACGATAGTTACATACTTATCCTTTGATGCAACTCTCACTTTTTCGATAATCGTTTCGGTGTACTCAAAACACTCTTCCACAGTTTCAGCTGCTACATAAAGCATTTTAGATACATCTACTCCAATTGCGTTTAAGAACTCCGCACTTACTGCATTTTCAGTATCAATTAATACTGCCAATCCACCTAACTTTTGCGTTTCGGCAAGAAGGTGGGCGGATAAGAGCGATTTACCACTCTGCTCCAACCCAGTAACTTCGGTAATTCTACCAACAGGCAATCCACCATAAGGGCGATTTGAGATAGCCACATCCAACAATGATGCTCCAGTTGATACCCAACCTTCTACATTTGTAGGTGCTTCATCCGAATCCAAAAAGAATGCCACTTTCTGGTCTTTAGATTGTTTGTTTAGAGTTTCAGCAAGTATATCTGCTAACTCAATTTCCTTTTTTGCCATAATAACTTATTTTAGTTGTTGAAAAGGTCATCAAATGCAGATGTTACATCATCTAATTTCTTAGTTGGTGCTGGTGCTTCCGTTACTGCCTCCACTTTCGGTGTTGGTGTTGGAATTACCGATTCCGCAGGTGATGCCGTTGAAGATAATGTTTGAGCCGATACTGATGTTTCTAATTCATCATCACCGGTTGCAGATGGGTTTAACCATCCCTCTAACACACTTTTCAACTCTGAATAAGTTAATTCTTGATAAAGGTCTGTGATTTCCATTTGGCTTGTAAGGAATTTCTTAGTTTCCTCCGCTGATTCTACCAATGGTGTTTCTTTTGGTTTTACTCTGATTGTTGTAACAGGGTATGATGTACCACTATCTTCAGCCGATACAATCTCAACAGTGATATCTCTACCAGTTGTTGGGTCAGTAATATCGCCGTAATCTGGGTCAGCCATATATCCTAAGATTTCTTGGTAAACAGTCTTACCAAATCCCCAAAAACGAACACCTTCTCCTTCTTCACCTCTTACCAATACAGGTACGAATGTACGAAGTTTTGGCTCCATCTTTTTCGCTGCTTTCCAATCTTCCTTATCACCCATACGCTTTAATTTGTCAGCGAACTCAACAATTGGGTCAGGTCTGCCAAATGACATTGGAGATAAATAAGATTTGTTGTTAATGTTGTAATGAAAATAAAGTTCGATAAAAGGATTTTCTTCGTTGAACTTATATGGGACTAATCGGATTTGATGTTTGCCCGGTGCTGGTTTCCACAATTCTACTTTCTTCGATGTGGTTGATTGCAGTTTGTTCAGTCTGCCTCTGATAGCATCTAAATTAATAGCCATTTTTTTGAGTTTTAAGAGTTTATGATTTATGGTTTTATTTTGGTGTCTGTCCTACACCGACGTCCTATATAAATATAACGTTCTTACAAAGATACGAAGAATATTTGATAATACCAAATGTTTTTTTAAACTTTTTTTTATGCAGATATTTTTCATATAATTGTAACAAAGATACTAATAATTTGTTACAAATCCAAACAAAAAAGGGAAAACTTTCGTTCTCCCTTTTGTTTATCGTATGATTGATTCTTTTACTAATTGTTGGAGTTGATTAACTGCCAACCTAGCTTCGTTTTGTGTTATAGTATCACCTTTCTTTTCTGCATTATATTCTTCAACTGCTTTTGCTATTATTTCATTGGGTATATCCATTTTTTCTATATTATCGGCTATTACTGAAAGAAATTGCTCCATTGCCTTTTCTTCATCACTATCAGTATCACCAGCAAATAATGCTGCCTTACCAACCCCAGCTATAATAGTTTCTTCAACAACATGCGGAATGAATCCACTAACACACTTTGCGGCAAATGCACCAGCACCAGCTCCCAATCCACCTGTCACAACACCAAGTACAACCCCTAATGCAAACTTTTTAGCAACACTTTTTACTGCTTTCTTTTGTGGTTCGGTCATATCAATACCATCTTTCCACATTGCAATTCCTGTTGCAGCATCTTTAAATGTATGAACTTCGTGTTTAAACCCTTTTTTAAGAGCATGGTAAGCACCGACTGCTTTATCTTTTAATGCCTTACCCCAACTTCTTCTTTCTGGTGTATCACCTTTATGTACTTTTTCTTTAAAAAATGCTTTTTCTTCTTCCGCCCAATCTTTGATACCATCTTTAATTGCTCTAACATACACTTTTGGTTTTGTTACTGCGGTTTTTACATTTTTTCTTAAACCAGCTTCATCATCACTACCTGATGAATGAGCTGCTATTTTAGCTTGTGTTTCTTTTTCTGTATCCATTCTAGCTGCCATAGCAGGGTCTGCTGTAAATAATTGAGCTTTTACTTGTGGTGATGGTTCGTTTGAGGATGGTTTTTCAGATTGCGGTGTTTTTTCATCACCACCTTTTTTAGTATTATTAATTGATGGTACTGATTTTCCATCTTTTTCACTACCCAATGATTTGTTTATTGCTTTTCTTTCTGGTGTCCCATCCTTTGGAAGTGTTTTTTCAGCAGCAATTCTACCTGCACTATCTTTGGGTAATCTTAACAAATTACCAACAATACCTTCGGTATCTTCACCTTTGGAGTTTTTGTATTTTATCTTTTTATTTAACGCAGGATTACTAAAATTTTTATCATCTGCCTCCGTTACTAACTTTGATAATCTAATCATTGAAAATATATTTATTATATACTATAAATATTGTGAAATAAAAAAGGAGGAATAAATCCTCCCTTTTTTTATGCTAATAAGTGATAGTATTCTTTGAAGTGTTTGATTCTGTCTGCCAAACCAATTGTACCTCCGTTTACTCTTTTAGTAATCTTTGTTACAACTGCATCCGAACTTCCTTCATCTGCCATCTTATGTAATCCATTTTTAGAAAAAAACCAAGCTGCTGATAATAATGCATATGGACCAGCTACTTTATCCTGATTAACTGTCATATCTTCACCAATTGATTTACCAAATGCAGTATAATTTTCTTTTCCAGTCAATTGGATATATCCTCTTCCTCTGAATTTGTATCCCTCTCCACTACTTTCAGGTCCGTTACCCATTCTACCACCATATACTCTATTTGCAATCTTTTCCGGCTTTCTTTCGTAAGCTGCTGCTAATGCTGAAGTTGGGAAGTACTTTTTGAATATACCCATCAAACCTTTTGCAGAATAGTTTAGGTTTTCTTGCGTTGCACGGAATCCTCCACTTTCGTGTCCACATTGTGCTAAGAAGTGTGCTAATCTTAACGGTGTATTGATACCGAACTTTGCAGCAGTATCAGGAATCATTGCAATTACATTATCAGGAATATGACCTTTTAATTTTGCCAAATTCAATCCAGCTACACTTACCACCGGTGTAGATGAAACAGGTTGTGGTGCAGGTACAGTAGCGGTTGGTTGTGCTACTGGTTTTGGAATTTGGGTAACTCCCATAATTTTGTTCCAAGTATTAGGTCCAACAATACCATCGGCAGTTAAACCATTCTTTGCTTGCCATGCTTTTACAGCATCTTCCGTTTTAGGACCGAAGTTACCAATTGGTTCTAAACCCAATTTGGCTTGTAACTTCTTAACATCTTCGTTATTATCGCCTCTTTTTAATAACATTTCTTAAATATTGTTTAATTAGTGGTTGTAACTTCTTCTTTTTCCTCACCAAATGATATTACCTCAAAAACACGAGTTTGTATCTTTTTAGTTCCGGTTGCGTTTGTTAATATGATTGAATTCTTAAACTTAGGCCAATCAATTACAAAATTGGAGTTCAATACCCCACCATTCTCCTCTTTAACTAATTCGTTAAGAGCATTAATTGTGTATAAGGTATTAGATTCCTTTTTTCTATGTATTAATATAGTGTTTTCTAACGGAGTTGCCGGTTGAAAAGCTGTATCTATGTTGTATGTAATAAACAATTCCTCTAAATTGGATTTGTTTTGTAGAATATAAATATAGTTGTAAACTATATGATATATTTCTCTAATTTGTTGTAGAGTGTTTTGTAACTCTTCTTTTGTTGTAAACGTGCAAAGTAACTGTGTCTTCATCTATCCTTCTTTGTAATTCTTATTCATAAATAAATATTAAATTACAAATGAAACATAGTTTTGGAGTTATTTTTTAGCTTTACTCTGCAAACAATCTCTGATATCTTTACCAAAATAACTTGCTACTTTTTGAGTAGTACCTGCGGTTCTCCACTGGTCATTAAATAATTCAACCTCCTTACCCTCATTCATTACACTTACCTTTTCACCACCAGGTGTTACTCTTGATTTTTTCAAAAGATGTTCTTTAAGTCCATTTTTACCTTCAGATGTACTTAAATCACCATTGTATCCACTTTGTTCAGCTATACAATTTCTAATCATAGATGGTTTTACGCCATTAAAACCCATTTGTATTAACATTGCATCATCATCCGCATCATCTAAATCTATGTAAGTTCCCAAATGCATTGCATCCATTACACCAGAAATATAAGCTTGGGTATGCTTCCCATTATCTGCATTTGGCTTTGTATCAGGATGATACCCATCAGGCTCATCATCTTTAAACAATTGATTAGTTACTTCGGTATGAACGGCGGTTACAATATCTTTTTCAGTTTGCTTTATAGCTTTAGTTTCATCATTTACACCAAATTCTCCTAATTTAATTGCTATTTTTCCAAATGGTTCATATGGTAATCCTATTTGACCTAATGATTTAATAGGACCAACTTCGTTTCCATTATCATCTTTATAAAAAGTTCCCTCATCTTTTTCTACAATACGTGAATTTCCTTGCTCATCATATAATCTACTATTAGAATATTCGTTCATTAATTCTAATTTTTTGGAAGTGGGTAAATTTTTCCAATCTTTTACTTTAGATTGGATGTATTTTGAAAATCTATGTTTACCATCGGTGGCAATGCCATCCAATACATTCATATAGTTTTTCATTTTTGGAGATTCACACGCACTAACTACCAAATCATCAATTTTAATTTTAGCTTGACTTTTTACAGTAGCTGCTGCAGCATTTGATACTTTTTGAATTCCCTCTTCAATTGTATTAGAAACCCCAACTGATACATCATCCCCAAATTTAATTTGCATTAATCTTAATCTTTGTGCTGGAGTTGTGTTGTTTTGTGGGTCTTTAACTTCTGAATCTTTTTTATTTGAAATACTAACTATTGCGGTTCTTCCATTTTTATCCTTTCCTATTGCAAATGTATCGTGATAACTTTTAAATTTTTTAAATAATTTTAATTGATGTGCATAATATTGCTTATCATCACCTTCGGATTTTACAACCATATCTTCTAAGTGAGCTTGAACTGCATCATTTAATTCTGTCGTTGATTGTACAACTTTATGTGGTTGTGAAGTATCTAATTTAGATTCATTTAATCTGTTAATGGTTGATAACCCACCGGCATATGCAGCTCGCATCCATTCCATATACGCTTTTTCATTATTATCAAAACCTGTTTTTCCTGGTTTACTAAATACACTATCCGAATCCGATTGTGCTTTTTGTAAATTAACTTCCGCAAATACTTCTCTTTCGGCTAATATTGTTAAAAATTCATCACTATCTGATTTTAATCCCAATGATATAGCAAATTTTTTCTCTTCAACATTTAATTTTTTTCCTATTAATTCTTTTGTTTTTGTTTGTATTTTTTCTGAATTTTCTTTTTTAAATTCATCTAAATTATTAATTGAATTGCAGTATTTAGATTCACCCTCACTAGCCACAGGACCACCAGCCCCAGCTATACCTTTTTCTCTATTTAATTCAACCTCATTTTGGTATTTAGTTATTGTATCAAAATTACCTTCATTTAAGTCATTAACAATTTCTTGTTGAGTAGGTCCATTAGGTGCATCTTTATAATTTTTATTTTTGGTATCAAATCCACTTCTATCAACATTTGTAGCTTCTTCTTTTGATTTGGGTTGCTCTTTTGATTGAGGTTCTGCTTTTGGTTTTGGTGTTTGCTCCTCACCACCTCTTTGTGATTGGTAATCACCACCAAACAAATCCGAACCTGCTACTTTTTTAGGTTTATCTTCATCATCGGCTTTCATTGTGTGAGTTCCATCTTTTACAGCCGCATCTCTTGCTTCCTTTGATTTAAATACGGAAGTTTTACCTGTATCTTTTTTGGTTGCGGTAAATGTATCATCCGCTTCCATTAAATTTTTTAATAGTTCGTGTTTTATTTCACCCAACCCCATTTCGGTTAATACTAAAGATAGTTCGGTTAAATGTTTTGAGTTCTTTGGATTTGGCATACCATTATCCACTCTATAAGCCCACTCTTCTAATATATTGTTAATTAAAGACATTATTTTTCTATTTTATTAGGTTATGCTTAACCAATTGTTTGAATAAGTATTCTGATATCTTCCTATCCGATGGAAAATGTACACCACTTAATTCTCTTACTCTTTTTATTTTGTGATAAAATTTATCTATTTCTTCTGCCGCTTCGGGTTTTATTTTTCCAAAGTGATATAATGTTACTAAAAAATCTAATGAATGTCCTGATGGGTATGATGCCGAATTTGCATCGGTTGTTACTATTGCATACAATTCCAATCCCAATTCTCTTGCCAATTGATATGGTCTTGGGCGGTTGAATTTATCTTTAAGATAAAACAATACCGGGTCTATATCAAAACACCAATTCTTTACCTGTTCGGTAGTGACATTTAATCCCAATTTTCTACCAGCTAATGCTAAAAAATCGTGATGATTATGCTCTAATAATTTACAAAATTTAAAGTCATCAGCATCAGCTTTTTTTGTAATTTCAACCAAATATTCTAATTCCTTTTTGGTTTCATCTGATGAATTGGTTGGAAATGGATGATTTTCTAATATATCCTTTACTATACCCTTATTAATACAATCCTGTAAGATACCAGCTCTATCAGCTTTTACCTTATCATCTTGCTCTTTGGGTGGATTACCAAATTTTATATCATCCAAATTCATATATATAAGTATTAATTGAAAAGAAACTCATTTCTAATCAAACATTTTGTTGTTGGTATGCTGCGGTTTAAATAACCTATATTTATTTAAATTTAAATCCGGTCAATTTTTCTATTTGTGTAATCGGTACTTCGTTATTTTGGAATCCATCGGCCGGTGATAAATCATTGTTGAATAGATATGCGTGCCATTTTCCTGCTACCTGAACTACTTTCCAGCATTGTGTAGGAACTGATACTAACCCTATTTTCTTTGCTTCACCAACTGAACCACTCCATACTCTTACTTTTGAACTAATCATTGCCCAATTTCGGGTTGCAGTTTCTAATGATTTCCAATCCCCTGCATTTAATCTATGAGTTTGTGCTACCATATTACTAAAATAGAAACATTCATCCTGCACCGCTTGAGTTTGACAAAGGTTGTCCGCCGCCGGCATTACATGTCCTCTATCGTATCCACTTTTTAGGTAATAAAATGCAATATTAGTTTCATCTACCAATTGTGGGTCAGGTTTAAAGTTATCTTTTCTTTTTAGGGGTGTTGGACAACCTACCATTGCTTTTGTTGTTTCCCATTCCACTAATACTGGGTATCTTTTTGATTTACTGAAGTGTGTTGTGTAGTTTGTGTGTTTGATTACTACGATGTCTTGTGCTCTTACAACAATTAATGTAAAAAAGAACAATAGAGATAAACCTAATTTTTTCATATGTTATAGTATTGTTTTGTATATACTATAAATATGGTTTTCTACACTTTTCCATAATCCAAACCCCAACTTGCTTTGATTGGAAACCCACCCTCTTCAATGATTTCTTTCAAATCCTTAATCTTATTCTTATCCACATTCGTAGGAACATCAAATAGAAACGAGTCATAAGTATATAAACTAAATCCGATTCCACTATTTCTAATGTAATCTAATATCTTTTTCATCTTATCAATGTTCATTTCAGTCTCTAAGGCTTGTAGAAGATAGTTAAACACCTTTTGTGGATTTGAACCCTCTATCCAACTTAGGGGTATTCTACGATATTTGGTTTGTAGGTATCCGTTTTGTTGTGTTTCAATCCATAATCCATCTATGTAATCAGCTACTGCGTTTAGATATGGAATTTGACGGAATGTATCATCGATTCCCCCATATAGTAATTGGAATGTAATACCCTTACCCTCATTTACATCACATCCATATTGTTCGGCTAACCACTCATGCACATTACCATCCGGCATATCAAACTTAATCAACTTACCAATAAGACGGGGGTGGTATGCATTATAATCCATTTGTAGGAATATCCCATCGGAAACGAAACACTCCCTACTACCATCCGATTTATTGAGAGCGGCATAGTTCACACCACCATGTCGATTTGAAGGTCTACCCGTTACCGTAAATGGATTGTATTCCGTAAACACTTTACTATCATCTGTCAAATGTCTAATAGCTTGATTCCATCTATCAGTAAATTTTTTCCTATCGACCCGAATCCCATATCCCTCCATTTCTGAAAGTGTGGGTATGAATGTTTGGTTATACCATCGATATGTGTTAGAATCTGAATTATTGGAATAGTATTTAATGAATTGTGGTTCTATTACTTCCACAATCTTCATTAAAGGAATGGATTGAATTAAGTCATCTCTATACCCTTTATGAGTTAGCGTTGATAATAAAGGATTTAAAGGTGCCTCATAATCAATAACCTCACCTGTCCTTACAAAGTATTCCGAATCTACATCATATAGATTTACCGAAACATAAAGAGAGTGTAATATTTTTTTCTTTTGGAATACCCACTTCTTACCATTGGTATTTAGTATCGATTTAACGTCCGATACTTTGATTGTAAGAGCATCTGCGTGTTGAATTGGTAAAACATACAACTCATCCAAACATCGTACCAGTATGAGAGAAAGATTAGTATGAAGAGGATGCTTTGAGTTATCAACCCATAGTGGATACCATATAGATACTTCGGTTTCCAGCTTATCTTTCAACCAATTTACTTCCTCTATGGATTCTATAACTTTCATTTTACAAAGATACAAAAAAAATCCCACAATTCCAAATGGAAAAGTGGGAGTGGTGGAGATGGCGGGATTCGAACCCGCGTCCAGATAAGTTTCTAATGTAAATCGTTCACAAGTTTAGGATAGTGTTTTATCTTACTAACACTCCAAAAGAATTGGGGCCGAATGGTTAATTCAGCAGATTCCACCAATCCATTTTAAGTTTGGATAAACTTAAATGTTCACTTCTTTTTAAATCCCATGAGTGATACGGGAGCGATTAGGCAGCTACTGCGTAATCGAAAGACTCCATCCATGCCATAGCATCTCCGAAAGTCATTGTAGATAATTCTACGTCTGCACTTATTGTTTGATAGGTCTTCAAAGGTTTCCATCTAACCTTACTTGCATCAATACAACCAGTCTTCATACCTGTCAAAAGCCGGTCATCCCCATATTTTAAAGAACTCTTACAAATATACGATAAATATTTGTAATTTCCAAATTAATACTTATAAAATTGTAAATAGTTTAAAAGATATATTAATATTCCCTTCATTTTGTGTGAGGCTAGTTTAACTGATTTAAAATTTGATTCTTTTATTTGTTCAATAGTTCCATTTAATCTCCAATCTAATGTAATAGTTGTGTAGAAGGAATTATTGTTTAAATTAGAATATGTATTTAAATTAATTTCATATATGACAGAATTTGTATCATTTGTTTTTTGAGCAAAATATCTAGTTATGTACCCTCTCTTATAATCAGTTTCCGAAATTATAGGAATGTGTGTATTAATTTTTTTTAAATTATAATCATCTGGTAATTGTACTATTTTTTTATATCTAGTTATATCCATTTTATTTAGGTTTTTTATGCTGAAGGTAACTGTCTAAAACCACCACTTATTTCAGTTTTCCAAGTCATATCCGTAATTGTATGTTTTACAGATAATACTTGAAAAAACCCACCAGTTTCATATTGTTCAGGTATTCCTTTAATTCTAAATTTATCTCCCCGCTTTATTCCACTAATACCATGTATTGTAAATGTGAAATTTATTGGAAATAGTATTGATACACTTGTTTTATTTAATTTTTCATCCGAACCAACTTTTATTGATTCAAATAAAGCTAAATCATCCAATGATGCTATGTATGATTGGTCTGAAATATTATCCGAAACCGTATCTTTTGTTATCATAACTTTGGGAAATATACCAACTTTACTTAAAAATAATTGTAAGTTTTTTTCTTTTAATTTTTCCTCATCTTCATCACCTGCAACCGTTGATGGTGTTTTTTTTGGAAATGGTGATGCTTCAGCTCTTTTTATTTCAGTTAGTATTTTATCTTTTAAATTTTTTGCAAAAAGCTTACCAGTAACAGGTGGTTGTGATGAATTTACATTATTTGATAATCGTTGACCTATAATTTGATTCATTTTAGCTCCTGATATATTTAAATCCAAAGATGCATCCATAAATATTGATTTATTACCATATACATCAAATGCAATTGGTAATTCGGGAACTGCATTATTTTTTAAATTTAAATCTACTACAACTAATTCTGTTACTTCTGGATTTTTGGGGTCTGTTGTCTCTATTATTTGATAATCCCAAATTCCACCGGCCGCAGATGCCATTCCATTTAAGATTTGATATAAAGCATCTTTAACATAAAAATTTTTTGTTTCTAATATACCTTTTACAAAATCAAAATTAACATACAAATCATCTAAAAATCCCCAATGTTCACCAGGAACATTAAGTGATTCAATTGTAGAATCTTTATATGATAGAATACCTTTATATGTTTGATTATCAGTTATAGCACCTTTTGATGGGAAATGTATATCCAATGCCTTTCCACCACTTGTCCCAATAACACTATTATTTAAAATTTCTTTATATTTTTTTTGTGGCGTTTTGGATTTTATAGCTGCCAATAAATCAAATTTTGGTGTTTTTGGATTTGGAATGAATAATTTTGATTTATTACAACTAAATATTTTAGGAAATGCACTTACAACAGTTCGTTCGGTATTCACTTGCATTTTTACTTTCTTTCCTCCAATAACATAGTGGTCTATACCTATTGCATTTATTATTTTCATTAATGTACCAAATCTAATAAATTTATCAGGTCCAATTATTTCAGTACCAGATGGAAAACTTACAGATTCACTACCAACTGTTGCCGAATTTTCAAATATTCCCCATGCCCAACCATCCGTTTGATTGTTCATTTCTTCTCTAACCGATTCATCAAAATTTATAAAATTGACTACATGTGCAACTTCCTTCGTATCTTTTATTAAACCATATACAGCATCCGTTCTTCTATTTGATGGTAGTTGATTATACATCATCATAAAACGTTTTAAACCTAAATCTGTTTGAGCTGATATTTCAGCAGGGTCAAACTCATTTGCTGCTTCTTCTAACTCTTCTGGTGTTTGGTCTGGTTTTGTATTATCTGCGGCTAAAAAGTATGCAGGTAATTCCGTAAATCCAGTACATTCTACACTTATTTCCCAAAATTGTCCACTTATAGCTATACTACCGCCTGTTATAAATCCCAAATAATTATCATATAAACCACCAGTTTCCTCTCTTCGTTGATTTACATTTTTAAAAGATTGATTTTTTGCAACATAAGGAACACTTATTGCCTCAAACCCATTCATTGCTCTTCTTTCATTCCACCCCCATTCTAAAAATATAGTAAATCCAGGCTCTAAAAAAAATTTACATAATTCATTTAATTGACCCGGTGTGTATGCAGTTATTGTAAATTTTGCTTTTCTAGAAAGATTACCAGCTCCCTCATCTATTTCTATTGAGGTTACATTTGGCTTTGGTCTAAATGCTAAATCATTATAATCTATATAAGGTCTACCATCCCATGTTACTCCAATAGTTCCACTTGATGATTGATTACCATATATAGTACCAATAGACCTATCTCCAGCAGCTTCAAATATTGTAAAATTAGGATTTGAATATAGTATTAATCCAGAATCAACACCAGAAGCAATTCTAACCCAAGCGTTTAAACCACTAATAGTTTCAATTGGGTTTGCAATTCTTCTATCCAATTCCGCTCTAGCGTATGGAGCAACATTTGAAAAATTAGGAAATCCTGACATAACTTTTTAATTTATTTTAGTTTGATTTGATACTATTTCTATATAATTTAATGGTATCCTTAATATTGTACCATCTTCAAATCCAAATACCGCATTATGTATGTTATTAGCCGATGCTATTATCCAACCTAATGTAGAATCTCTATAATAATCGTATGCTAATGTATCCAACCTATCACCGGTTTCAGTAGCAACATACAAATCATCATCTCTCAATGGTATGTTTGGATATATTTTTGGTTTATATACAGTTCTCCCATCAACAGTCTTTTTAGTTTCGTTATTTGAATATCTACTTATCATTTTAATTATTTATTTAGAGACCCGCTCCACCAAGTAATGAACCACGTCCTTTATTTAAAAATTTATTAAATGGATTATCTTTATCTATTTTTTGTTGTATTTCTGTTTGACGTTTATTAAAATTTTCGTTACTTAATATCGCTGATGGTGTTTTGCTTGTTACGGATGCTGCCTTTTTTTGTGGATTTACCTCTTGGAGTTTTTTAGCAATATCATTTTGAGGAAGTGTACTATTCCATCCATAAAAATTATTTACAGTATTATTTCTACTTTCTATAAATTTAAGACTTATATTTACACTAACTACCATTGGAAGTTTATATCCGTTTAATGGTTTTGTTACTTCGGCAGTATTACCATCAGTTTCAATATTTACTTTACCACCATTACCACCATATGATTTATTATCACCAATTTCCCAACCAGCAGTATCATCTACCGTATACGATAGACTATCTATAATACATTCTTTATCTTTATATAAATTACCAATTGTTACTTTTGTAAATGGTGAAATTATATAAGTTTCATTATGATATCCAGCAGGATATGCTAATGATGTTAAGAAGTTTATTCGTTCCCACATTGCTACGTGCTCTTGTGAATTTGTAGAATATAATGTAAGTGTAAAACTAACACTTCGTTCTATACCCGAATATGTATAATAATTAAAAGGAGAACCTAAAAATTTAGCAGAATCCCAACTAGGTGATACATTTTCACTAATACCAGTAATTGTAGCTGTAAAATTAACTGATTTTTTGTTTGGTACGGATGTAAACTTCACAGTTATAAAATCCAAATCCCCAAATACATCATTTCCAGTATCAGTATAATGATTTTTTGTATTTAAAAAATTTACAGCATTTCCTAATGATTTTTTAGATTCAATACTACGAGCAAATTCTTCTGAACTATACTTTAACTTATCGGTTTTTTGTGGTATTCCATTATTACCAATTCCGGTTATATTTAATTCATTACCAGTAGATTTTGTTTCAGCTACAGTTTGAATTTTAGTTAATAAAGTAGATAAATCATTTCTACTTTTTTCATCATCATTTGTTTCATCAACCGTATTTGAATAAGCAGTTGCAGATAATCTAGGGTCATATTTTAATAAATCGTTTCCTTTTGATTCTTGAACTTTTCTACCTAATTCTTGCTGTCCTTCTTTTCTAGCAGTTAATAAATCTTCTGCTTTTGCGGGTGGGGGTATTATTATACCGTTTGGTAATGATAACCCATTTTCACCAGCCAACGCTTTAAATAAACTTTTTTCTTGTTGAGTTTTTTTATTTAAACCAGCAAATTGAGAACCTATTGATGTTGTACTTTGTTTATCCTTTGTAGTTGCATTTATTAATGCAAGACTTGCAGGGTCTACACCTCCAATTTGTTGTAATCTTGTAGATAAATCGTTTCGTTGTTCAATTACCAGTGATTCTTCATCAACTGTATTTGAGTATTTTGTTATTGTATTATCAGCATTGTATTTTAATATACCTTCACCAGTTCCTACTTTTAATAATTCCTTACCTATTACTTGCTGTCCTTCCTTTCTACCCGTAATTAAATTATTTGCATTTGCTTTTGGAATTGTAAATACGTTTGATTGATTTGCTCCCTTAACTGGTATATTAAATACGTTTGAAGTTCCCGATTTACTAGGTAAACTAAATACGTTTGATACACCGCCTCCGCCTATACTAAATGGATTTGATACACCACCACCACCTATACTAAATGGATTTGATACACCACCACCTACAATTGAACTAAATAAATTATTTGGTTTATTTTCTTTTGATAATCGTAAATATTCACCACTTAAATTAGCAGGTCCATCTTTTTTTATTGTTGATAATTCATTTTTTATTGTTGATAAATCATTTCTTAATTTTAAATCTGTACCTGTATAATCTACGGTATCTTTATATGGCATTGCGCTTGAATACAAACGTGATGTAGGGTCATTTTTTGCCAATAATTGTTGTCCACTTTTTCTTGCACCAAATAGATAAGTTTGAACTTTATCTTTTGCTAATTGAATACCAGAACCCAACACTGCGTTTCCAATTTGTCTAGGAGTTCCTGTTACGTTTTGTGCTAAAAACTTACCAACCAATGTCCCACCTGCATCTTTTTTAATTTTAGCAAGTGTTTGCATTGTATTTGGTTCAAGTCCATTTTTAAAATCATTTTTTAATATTACTCTAGATGGAATTATCTCTTCTGGAAATGCTACACCTATTTTTGATGCTAATTCTAATCCTTTTCCTTTTACTTTGTTTAATAAGTTTCCAATTATACCATTATTACCCGCATTTCCATTTACACCAGCTTTCATATCATCCAACATATTGGTGGATAATCTATTTAAGCGGATAATATCCGTACCATATATGATTGGCTGTGATAAAAAACGTAATTGTCTTAATCCTAATAATTCTTCTTCGATGACAGTTTCTCTCGTTCTATCACTTATTCTACTTCTACGCAATTTATTTACTAACGGAAATGAAGTTGCGTTTAGAGCACCATTTGGAGTTGATATTGATATATCTTTACTATTACGGGTTTCGTATTTTTGTTCAGCAGTTTGTGTGTTGCTTAATTTTTTAGTTTGAAAAAGTTCTAATATAGTTTTTCCCATTATTTAAGTGCGTATGAATTTGAAGTTACAGTAGATACTACTTTTGAAACGCCAGATGTTACTTTTTTACCATCCATATGTACTGATATTTTACCAGAATTTAAATCTGTTCGTAATGCTTTTATTTCGTTTATTAATTCATCCATTTTAGCATTTTTATCTTCAGCTTCTTTACCACCACCTTCTCCACCACCACTTAGTGCCTCTATAACAGAACCACCACCTATTTCTAAAAATGTACCAACTGCTAACATTGCAGGTATTGCTAATAATCCAGCTACTGCAAACGATGCCATTGCAGCAGATAATGCAATAAATCCACCTGCCATAGAAAATAAAGCGGCTGCTGCATCCATAGATAACAATGGTAATATTTTAACCATTAAATCACCTATACTACCCACCACCGATGCAATTCCCTTTCCAATTGATTCTACTACACTACCAATTGATTTACCAATGGATTCAATTAATGGTGCTAACAAACTCAATGCATATGTTAATGGTATTAATGATGCACCAAATAATGCCAATAATCCAATTCCAATTAATGCAGCCGGTGCACTAACACCAAATGCGGACAATCCTCCAGCTAATGCAACTAATCCAATTGCTGCGGCTTCTCCACCCAATGCAATTGCAGCTAAACCTAATGAACCTACTGTCATAATTGCAAATGCCAAACCAGCTACTACTAATACACCAGCACCAGCTAATACTTTACCATCACCAAATGCGGATAATCCTTTAGCTAATGATTTTAATCCAGTACCAACCGTACTTATATCAATTTTTGATAAAACAAATAATGTTGGTAAACCTACCGACATTAATGCAAAACCAATTCCAGTTGGTATTAAATTAAAAGCACCAAATAATACTTTTGGATTTCCCATTGCTTTTAATCCTGAAGCTAAATCTTTAAGTTTATCACCCATTGATTTATCTTTATTCATAGATTCGGTTGCTTGTTCTACACCTTCAGGTGATGTTACGGAATCTATTTTATTATCTACTAAATCTTCTACTTTACCACTTGCTTTATCTTGTATAGTTTCTTTTGCTTTATCCGCTAAACTACCTCCAGCTACATCTGCTATTGATTGAGTTGCCGTTGATACCGCTCCACCACCCATAAATTTTTGCAGTACATTAGATGCCATATTTTTTATAAATTCAGCTGATGTTTTTACCCAACCACCCATAGTACTACCAATTGATTTTGCGTACTCACCCAATTTTGTAAATTTAACACCCATTTGACCTAATGCACCTCCAAATTGAACTCCTGTCATTATTCCACCACCTAACAATTGTATAAATGAACCCAATCCTGTATTCATACCAGCTTGTATAGTTTCATTTATCATACTAAATTGTGAATTCATTTGTCCAGTTAATGTAGTTGCATTCTCCTGATTAGCAGCCATTTTACCAAGTTCAGCTACGGATATACCTAATAAATCTGCAGTTGCTTTCTTTTGGAAATAATCCATTTTATTAAAAGCATCCACACCACCTAATGCATTTAAAGTTTCTTGTGTAGCTTCTTCAATTTTACCTTCAAATGCTAATGCTCTAGCTCTATCTAAATTGATATTCTTACCCATTAAAGCACCCAATTCCAATTCTTTAGTTATTGATGTTTCAAAATCTAAAAGGTTATCAGCAATACCGGTCATAGTTTTTAAACTAACACCCATTTTGGCTGCTGCTGCTGCTGCTTTTATTATATTCTCACCGCCATCTTTACCAAATAAAGCAAATTCTTCAGCAGAACCGGCTAAATCTGCCATTAAAGCTGCAGGTATTATTCCATTTTGTTTTGCAAACTCTTGTGTTGATTTTGTTAAATTTAGGGCAGCTTCTTCACTATTTCCGTTTAATCTACTAAAAGAACCCAATAATCCGGCTGCTTCAGTTCCACTAATACCCATATTTTTGGATATTAATGATGTTGATGCTTGTAATTCCCCACTAACATTATTCATACCTCCGAATTCGGAAGCTAATGCTTTAGCGTTTTCAACTGCATTATCATCAAAGAAAGCCAAACCAGTTGTTGCAAATTCTGTTAATCCTCCCAATTGAGAACGAACTTCACCTAATTTATTAACAAATGTACCAACTCCCATAACCATCAAACCAATTGCTACTTGTGGTTTTTTTAATGCAGTTGTTATTTGGTTAGCAACTGCATTAAACCTAGCTTGCATTCTATTTGCCTCTTCGGTAAGTTCTTTATAAGCATCTAACTCATCTTCAGTAAGACCTATCGTTGCCTGCATTGCTTTATTTACTTTACTTTGTGCCGCACCAAAATCCTGAACTGCTCTTGCTATATCTTTATTATTACTAAAAACAGAATCGCTAGATTTTATTAAATCTACATACATTTTTTTTGCAATATCTAAATTTTCAGTAGCCGCTTTCATTGCATCGGAATCACCACTAGCAGATGCATGCATTAACTCATTTTGGGCTTGTGTTAGCATATCAGCACCTGCCATAAAATCTTTTACAAAATTAGCAGCATCAACATCACCAACATCAATACTTATACTACCTATTTTATTAACTTGCTTAGCCATAAGAGTAAGTTCTTTACCCATATCGGATGTAACATTACCAGCTAATGACATTTGAGTTGTTAAGTCTTTAAAATTAGAAATCGATTCTCTAATTCCTTTTGTTCTACCAATAAAATCATTTATTTTTTTAATTTTTTTATCTAAAGCACTTATTTGAGCAGAATCTTGCGCAGCAGTTGCTTCTGCAAGTTTTTCTTGCAAATTGGCTAAATTTTGTATAGCTTTAGCTTCGGCATCAATTAATTTTGATTTATCTGCCATTTATTATTTTGCGTATTTATCTAAATATTTTACTAAATCATCCAAATCATTTGTTATATTTGCTAATTTTTTAGATACTTCTGGATGCTTTTCTGCCGATTTATTTATAAAAGTTTGGTCCAATCCTTTTTTATAAGAATCAAAAAAAGCATCTACAAATTTATTGAGAATTCCTTCGTTTAATTTTTTTGCCATTTGTACAGTTGGTTATATATAATAAATATTGAATAAAAAAAAAGTGAGGATTATCTCATCCTCACTTTTCCTGCTTTTGATTTACTTTGTGCAGCTTTCATTTCATCTGCTTCTTTCTTTTTGATATCAACTAATTTTTTAAAATAAAATTTTCTAAGATGTATTGGCATCGTATAAACTTCTGTCCAATTGAATCCATTACCAAAATGAACCATTTCCCAAATTTGATTATGAAGTGTTGTTTTATAATCAATTGGCAGGGTAAAAAAAGCTAACCCCAAATGGGATATCTAACGCCTCCGTTTCGCCTGTTATATCTGATGTAAATTCGAATTTTAAGTCTAAATCTGGACTAATTTCTCTAACATATTTTCTAAATGCTTTTGTATCTAATGCTAAAAATCCATTTTGAATCCATTTGTTAATAAATCCACCATCCTTATTACCATCTACTGATAAAATCATATATCTAAACCGAGTAGTTACATCAAAAGATGTTGTGTTTTTTGTTTTATTTACTCTTTCCAATGCTTGATTATCTTTATTAATATCCTGCTCATCACCATGCGTTAATAACTTAAATTCAATTACCTTTTTACTTTGTGGTAATGTAAATTTGTACACATTTTCGGCGTTTAATACAGATTCATCAACATCTTTTGTTTGTACTTTTGATAAATCAATTGTAACTTCTTGCTTTTCGGATGTAAATGGGTCAGTAATTTCAACCGTATAATCAGCCCCATATCCTAAAATACGAGTAGCCAATAGAATTGCGTTTTTATCACCAATGAAAATATCATTTATATTTACACCAGGTTCAACAACAACCGATTCAAATAACTTATCTAACACAATACCTTTTTTAATTAAATTTTGAGATGCTAAGATATCTTCTTCTCTTGCTGTCATATATTTTATTTCAACCGTTCCTTTACTCAAAGGGTTATCTTTTGAATATACCAATCCTCTTGATGGTAATTCTATAATTTCGGTTGGAAATTCAAATTTACTTGTAGTTGCATTTGCACTTTCTGCCATAACTTTAATAATTTAGTTTTATATATATATAAATACATCAAAATAAAAAAATTAGAAATAAAAAAGGGATAACCTTTCGGAAATCCCTTTTTAATATTGTAGTAGATATTATTAATATTCCAAAATAGCGTAATCGTAAGCTATTTCTAATGTAATATCGGCAGGGTCAGTAGCGTTTGACCAATCCAAGTCTCCAAAATTTGCATTTACTATAAATGCTCCTTTAAGAGTCCATTGTTCAATTACATCACCAACAGGTCCTAACATTTTACAAGTTATATCTTTTTTGTAAAAATCAGCATAACCTCTTCTACCAGTGATTGATTCGTGTCCTAAACGTACCCACTCCATTACAGCTTGAGCCGCAGATGGAACAATAGGGTCAATAAGTGTAAATGTTACGTTAGACCACTCACCCTTTCCTTGCAACTTTCTTTTTATATTAATATGGTCTAATGTTACCGTTTCAAATGCAATAGTCGGTCTTTGCGCCACTTTAATAGTATATGCTTGAAGCCCGTCTACATCAATTGTAAAACGATGCTTCATTTTAGGTTCGAAGTTCGTATAGAACATCTTGTCAAACTCTAGTATCTCTGCCATTTTTTTTTAATTTCTATTTTGTTATTAATAAATATTGGTTTTTCGTTTTTTTCTTAATTAAGCGTTAAACGATGCTCCAGTTGGTAAGATGTTGAAATCAATTACGATGAATTCAGCTGTCTTAGCCGGTTGTAAAAATATTTGTCCTGCTAATACATTTCTATCTATTACATCAGGAGTATTGTTAGTTTCATCCATCACTACTTTGAATGCGTATAAACCTTGTCTTTGTTGAATTGCTTCGAAATAAGGGTTTACAGTGTTTAAGAATCTATTTCTAGTCGTTGTAGTGTTTTGTTCAAACAATAGGTAACGAGACGTAGATGCGATGAATTTCTTAACAGTGATTAATAATCTTCTTACGTTGATTCTATCCAATGCTGATGCTTTATCTTGCAATGTCTTCTGTCCGAATGCTACAATACCTTGTCCAGGGAATGAAGCGATTGGATTAACTTTGTTTTCGTATAAAGTATCTCTTTCAGAATGTGTTAATCTATTCAATACACTAACTGCTCCAGTGATACC